CTACATCGGCACCCGCACCGTCACCTTGCGCGGACGCTCGCCGCTGCCCTGCACCAGCACGGTGACGACACAGCTGCGGCCGTCCGTGGAGGGCTGGGCCGACAGCAGCTGTCCGCCGGTATCGCGCACGACCTTGGTCGCCGCGTCACCGCAATCGCCCGCCACCAGAACGAGATAGTCACGCGCAGTCGATTGCCCGGCAAAGAGGGTCAAGAGCGCCGCGCCCATCGTCGCGATCATTCTGTTTGCTGCCATGACTACAACTTTCACTCACAGTGACGCACGGGTTCCAGAGCGACCCGATGAAGGAATTATTTAGCAAAGGCGGCTGAATGGCAAATGAATGCACCGTTCAGCCGCCGTTCTCCGGGGGGCGGACGAATTAATTCGGGGTAATGTTGGTCCGGGCCGACAGCCGTCCGTACACGGCCAGAATTCCGCCGACAGCGCCTGCCACATTGGTTGCAGCCTCCGTCAGATCGCCCGCCGAGGCTGGCGAAATCTCCTTGCCGCTGGCCTGCATCACGGCCGCGAGGATGGCGATCAGGCCTCCCCAGATGGTCTTCGACTGATACCAGGGTTTCGCGTCATCCATCATGCATCTCCTTGTCGTTTGGGAACAATTTCCGTGGTGAGAGGAATGCCGAGCGGCACGGCCCGCCCCAGTTGCCGCAGCCGCAGGCGAAAACTCGCCTGCGCCACGCCAAAGTCGTCAATCTCGTTTGCAAGGGGATAGAGGGCGTTGGGCGCATTCACCTCGATTGTCCGCCGCATCGTCTCGCCTGAAAAGATTTCCAGCCGGTAACGCTCCTCCGGCTCGTCGAGCACGATGTCGGAGGCCTCCCAGTCGTCGGCATCGACGCGTCCGCGCCGCACCCACGTGAATGTCACGCCGTCCTCGCCGCGCCGTGCGGCGAGATGCACCGGCGACAGCGGCGTCTCGGCCCGCGTACCGCCGGCAAAGGCAAAGGGACCGGCCTGCCCGCCGCCCGTCCCCTGCGCCTCCGCCAGCCAGTTCAGCAGCATGCCGCGTTCGGAGGCGGCAAGCCCGAGCGGGGGCACGGCGGCATTCAGCACCACCACCGGCGCACCGGCCGCGGCCCCTGCGGCCATGGCATCCTCCGTGCCGGCCAGGCCGCGCAGCAGCTGGCCGAGCCGCCAGTGGCCGGACGCGGTCTCCTCGGCAGTCGCAAAGCCCAGCACCTCCCAGGCGCCGCTGGCGCAAAGCACCGCCAGCCGGTTTTCGCCGTTCAGCACCGCCGTCTCGTCCGCCGAGGAAAGCCCATCGAAGGCAAGGTCGAATTCCAGCACGCCCAGCCGGTCAAAGCGCCCGGAAAAGCCGGGGGACAGCGCAGCCGTCAGCGCGCCCGTCTGCGCCGGCCGGTCCAGCGTCACCCGGCTGCGATAGCCTTGCGTGGTTGCCGATGACGAAGCCAGCACCCGCCGCCAGGGCTTTGCATAGAGCGCGATGCGGGCAAAGCTCTCGGCCTCGCCCGCCTCGAAGCGCGGCAGGTCGAGGAAATGCACCACCGGCGCAAAGCCGGCGGAGGCGGCGCTGCCGCTCGATCGCCCGGCGGTTGCCGCGGCCGTCGTCAGCAGGGCGGCCGGTTCATGCCGGCATGCCTCGATCCGGCGCACCGCCCCCTCTTCCACCCGCGTCACGCGATAGACCCCGTCCGGCCCGTCGGCCAGACGAAAGGCATCGCCCGGCATCAGCGCAAGATCGGCCGGCGACAGCGGCAGGCTCAGCGTCCGCCGCGCCAGATGATTGTCGCGCAGCAGCAGTTCGGCCGCCGCCTGCGCCGTCTCCTCGGACAGGGCCGCGACGAGATCGGCGGAGAGGATGCGGTTGCCGGCGCCCGGAATGCGGCGGGAGCGCACGCTTGCCTGCTCGTAGTCGAGGGCCGGATTGGCAAAGCCCAGCACCGCCTCTGCGGCGAAATCGCTGTCATGGCCGCGCGTCTCGCTCCAGGCGGCCTCTTCGTCGCGCTCGGCCAGCACCGTGATCACCTGCGGCGGCAGGCTGACGCGGCTGCGCGAGCGAAAGCGCAGGCCCGCCGGCTCTTCCAGAATGTCGAGCAGGAAGGTCTCCGCCAGCGGCTCGATCAGCGACCGCGCCGAGACCGTCTCACCCTGCACATAGCCGGTCAGGTCGCCGCTCACCTCCGACACGTCGAAGGCCGGAAAGCCGTGATCGCGCAAAATGGCGGCGATCGCATCGGCCAGCGTCGTTGCGCCCAGCCGGCCATTCAGCCAGTGGCCGGTCATCCAGTTTTCGCCATCGCTCCAGGCCTCGGTGTCATGGGGAAAGGCCGGATAGGGCCGCGCATCCCAGCACCACAGGAAGATGTGGTCCGGGTCCACCATACCGGCGGGAGCGCTCTCCCCCTGCCACCAGCGGTGATGCGCCTCCAGCACGCGACGCTGCATGCTGTCTGCGCGCGCGCCGGTCGAAAAATGCGGCCGCCCGCTTTCGGTGGATTTGGCATCGAGAAACAGGTTCGGCTGGTTTGCCGCCTTGTCGATGGCGGAGCAGCCGAGTTCGGTGAACCAGACCGGTTTCAAGCCCGGCACCCAGGCGGTCGGCACCGTCCGCTCGGCTCCGCCCACCCGCTCGTAATGGCGGTTGCCCCACCAGCCGGCGAGATCCTTGGAGCGGAACACCCAGGGCTTGCCCGCAAGTCCGTCGGTGATCGGCGTGCGCGCTCTCGCCTTGCGGGCAGCCTCGTCGGCATAGAACCAGTCGAAGCCTTCGCCGCTGCCGATCCCCGCGACGAGTGCCGCGGGATCGTCCGAGAGGCGCGCCCCGTCCGGATTGGCAGCGCCGAGATCGTCGTCGCGCCAGTCCGAGATCGGCATGTAGTTGTCGATGCCCACCGCATCGATGCTGGCGGAGGCCCACAGCGCGTCGAGCGGAAAATAGACGTCACCCGATCCGTCGTCAGGCTGGTAGCCGAAATATTCGCTCCAGTCGGCGGCATAGGTCAGCTTCGTCGCGGCCCCCAGTCTGGCGCGCACGTCGCTTGCCAGTTGCACCAGCTGTTCGACCGCAGGAAAACGTCCCGCCTCGCCGCGCACGCGTGTCAGCCCCACCAGTTCGGAGGCGAGGATCACGCCATCGACGCCACCTGCCGAAAGCGCAAGGTCGGCATAATGCAGCACCATGCGCCGCAGCCCGTCCGTCCGGTTGAAGAAGATCTCCACCTGCGTGCGGGCCGTGGCCGTCCTGTCCGGCGAACCTGTTTGCCCCGGCGCCGGATGACAGGTGATGCGGCCGCGCCAGGGATGGGCGGCCTGTTCGCTGCCGCCATGGGGGTCCGGCAGCCCGTTGCCGGCCGCAATATCCATCATCACGAAGGGATAGAGATAGACCTTCAACCCGCGCGCCTTGAGGTCGGCGATCGCCTGCAGCACGCTGGCATCGGCCGGCGTGCCGCCATAGGCCGGCGCGCCATCACTCCGGCTGACGAGATGGGCATCCTCGCGCACGATGCCGGCCACCTGCCAGTCCAGGGAAAGACCGGAGCGCGCCGCCACCTCCACGCCCGGCAGGATGCGGCACTCACCGGCCCTCAGATCCGTGCCGAACCAGCTGACGACCAGGGCGACGCTTTGCAGGTTCGGGCACAGCGCCTGCACTTCGTCGAGCGAGGCCTGCCAGTCGGTGGCAGCATGCAGCACATGGCGGTTCAGCAGGCTGGCCGCGCCGCTGCCATCCTGCTCGCTGACCGCGACGGTGGCATAGCCGAACTCGGTGGCGCCCGGAATGATCGTCACGGCCCGCACCTGGCTTTCCAGTTGCCCGACCGGCCGCAGCACCTCGAACTGCAGGAGCGGAATGCGGTTGCCGAAACTGTCGAGGGGCAGCCGCTCGAACACCACATAGGCAAGGCCGCGATAGGCCGGCGCATTGCCCGCTCCCTGCTTTGCCTCGATCAGCGGGTCCGGCAGCTGGTCTTCACTTCCCCGGTAGAGGCGCATCTCGAGCGTGGTCAGGTCCAGTTCCCGCCCGTCGGCCCAGACGCGCCGCACATGGGCGATCTCACCCTCGCAAAGCCCGACGGCGAGATTGGCGTAGTAGCTGAAATTCTCGACGCGAGTGCCGCCGGTCGCCTTGCCGCCCTGCCGCTCGACCGTCACCTCCTCCTCGAAGCGGGTCGCCCAGATCAGCGTGCCGGCAATGCGCGCCGTGCCATAGACGCGGGCAATCGGCGCGCCTTCATCGGCACCGGGCACGCGGGCGGTCGAAAGCCGCGTGCCGGTCACCGTGCTGGTACCGGCGATCAGCGCCTTGTCGAGTGCTGCACCGGCGAGCCCGCCGGCCGCGCGGCCAAGCATCGCCCCGACCGGCCCGAGCACGGAACCCAGCGCCGCACCGGCCGCCTGAAAGAGAAGTGTCGCCATGAAAGAAAAGCCTCGCTCAGGCCGCCGTCACGCGGGCGGCAGCGCGCAGACAAAATCGAGGGAAGACCGGCGCGCGAAGGCCAGCCAGACAGATTGCACCGTGAAACCGGGCTCAGAGAAACCGGGTTCCGGGAAACCGGACTTAGGGAAACCGATGCACGGCCACGATGCGCCGCCGCCAGGCGGGCACCAGAGCGGAGCGCGTCACCGCCTGCTGCTCATAGGCATGAATGAAATGGCCGGCATCGCAGAGTATGCCGGCATGCTTGGCGGCACAGCCGGCGCGCCAGCGAAACAGCAGCACGTCGCCGGGCGCCGCCGCGCTGAAGGCAATCGGCGGGCCGAACAGCCGAAGCCCGGCATCCAGCAGCCGCTCCTCACCGGAGCGTTCCGCCCAGTCCGGCGCGTAGGGCGGAACGGCCTCCGGTTCGGCGCCATAAAGTTCCCGCCACACGCCGCGGATCAGGCCGATGCAATCGCAGCCCACGCCCCGCGTCGCGCCTTGATGGCGATAGGGCGTGCCGAGAAAACCCTCGGCCATCGCCAGGATCAAGGCCGCGCGATCGTCCTTGCCGGCGCTCATGAAAACAGCGCGCCGCCATCATGCACGCGCTCCCCGTCCACGTAGGAATAGGCGAAATCGCTGCCCGGCACATGCGGGAAGCCACGAAAATTCAGGTGGTTGCCGAAGCGGACCTTGCAGGTGGCAAAGCTCTTGTCGCACCCGGCGTTCAAGGAAAAGCCTTCGTCCGCCGCGACGGCCCGCTCCAGCGGCAGCCACAGCGTCAGCTTGGCCGTGCCGTCCTCTTCCCGCACATGCCCGTCCACTTCGGCCACGTCGCCGCTGGAAAGCGTCAGCGTGCCCCGGTCGAAGAAGCCGGTCGCGAAGGCGGAAAGCCCCGCCACCCGCAGACGGCTGCGGCTTTCCATGGCCACCACCGTCCCGACGGCGCGAAAGCCGGAGAGGTCGGCCTGGCAGCGGGCATCGCCCAGACTGGCGTCGCAGCGGCGGTTGTAGAGCCGGCCCTGCGGCTGATCCAGCCGATGGGCAAGGCTGCGCAGTTCGGCCGTGAAGCGGCCGCCGGCCCGCGTCACCTCGCCGATCTCGCGCACAGAAAGCTGCAGGCGCTGGCCGGGATCGGCCCAGTTGACGAGATAGAGTTCCACCACCGAGCCGTCGAAGCGCCCGGCTGCGAGATCGGCTTCGGTGATGGCCTCGCTCGAAAAACCGCCGGCCACCTCGGCGGAACTGGCCGCCATGCCCTCGCCCAGGTCCGCCTCGCTCGCCGCAAAGCCGCTTGCGGCCCGATAGAGCGTTCCGTCGAATGAAAGGGCGCGGTCATGGTCGGTGAAACCCAGCACCACGCCGTCCTTGCGGGTCACCCGCCAGGCCTGGCAGGTGGTGGTGGCATCGCCGGCAAGATGCGCGGCGAGCGCGTCCGGGATCGTTCTCATGGCAGGATCTCCGTCATCGGAATGGCCGGAATGCTGCCGGCATTGAAGGTCGAGAGGTTCACCTCGATGCGGTCGGTCGCAAAGCGCACCGGCACGTCGAATTCGAAGCCGGCCCGCACCGCAGCACCCGCCGCCGGCACATGGCCGGGCGCGAAGGTCACGATGCCGGTCGTCACGTCGCAGGTGAAGGCGGAGGCCGGCTTGACCACGCCGGCGACCGACACCGTCACCGTGCCCGCCACCGGCTTGGCGATCGGCCGCTGATGGCTGCCGGCAGCATCCGCATAGGTCTTGCAGAGCGCAAAGTCGGCGGTAGCGCCGTCGCCGGTGCCGATCGGCTGGTCGCTGGCGGTGGGCACCTGCAGCGGCCCGCAGGATTTCCAGTCCACCGGGTCGCGGAAGCGGAAGCCGTAAAGCTCGCCGAGGCGCGCCTCGAAAAAGGCCTGCACCTCGTAGAGATCGGCGATCGACTTGACCCCCGATCCCGCGTCATAGCTGCGCCGTGCATGGCGCCAGCGGGCATTGCGCTGCTCGCGCCCGTTCGACAGGTTGACGATGTCGGTGCGCCGCACCGGCCCGCCGGTCACCCCATGCGCCAGCCGCAGTGGAAAGCGCACCTCGTGAAAACCGCTCATGTGGAATGCCTCCTCACAGCCCGCGCCGGCCGCGCGCCACGCTGCGCGCCAGCATGGCCGACACCTGCCCCTCGCTCTTGCGGAAGCTTGCCGCGTCGGTTGCCGTCACGTTGAACACGATCTGCGCCGCCCCGCCGCCCGTGCCGGCGGCCACGCCAAGCGCCCCATCCGCGCCGCGCTTCAGCGGCAGGATGGCTTCCGCCCCCGCCTCTCCCATCAGGCCGAGATCGCCACCCATCGGAAAATAGGTGGGCGACCGCACGACCCCGCCATCGGCAAAGGCGGTCACCGAGCTCGAACTGCCCAGCAGGCTACCGCCGAGCCCCGACATAAACCCGGACAGGCTGCTTTCCAGCGGCTTCAGCGCCGAGGAGAGCGCCATGTCGGTCAGCCGGTTGCCGAGCCCCTTCAGCACGTCCTCCAGGCTTCGCCCGCTCACCGTCGAGGATTTGAGCGCACTGGTCAGCGCCGCCCCGAACCGTTCGGAGCGGCTTTCGAGATCGCTCATCGCGGCACTCAGCGCCTGCGTGCCCGTCAGTTGGTCATCCAGCGATGCACTGTCCGTCTCCATCGGTCATCTCCCTGAAATGTCGCCATTCGCCCCGGCCGGCCGGTCCGGAAAAGCCGCCATCAGTGCGGCCAGGCCGTCGCGCGCGAGCCCCTGCGGCCGCGCCAAAAAACCGCCGGCCATGCAGAAGAATTCGCGCGGCGTCAGTTGCCAGAAGTCGCGTGGGGAAAGCCGCAGCAGGCAGAACCCGGCATGCATCACCGCCTGCCAGGGAAAGGGCGGCACCGGCCCTTCGCCACCTGCTGCGGCCCTCAAGGGTTTGACGGCGCACCCACGTCGCGCGCCCCGCCGCCCGACAGCCCGACCCCCGCCAGTCCAGCCCCCGTATGGCCAGCCCCCGTATGGCCGATGCCCGCCTGCCGCCGGCCATCGCCCATTGTCTCCACGCCCGCCTCGCCGCCGAAGGCCGCCTCCAGAAGGGCGGCGGCAATCGCCGCATAGGCCGCCACGCCGCCCTCGATGCTCATCGCCGCCACCTCCTCGTCGCAATAGAGGTTGCCGCCGCCACGCAGGCCAGCACCCAGAATGCGCACCAGATCGGTCGCCGTCAGCCGGCCGCGGGAAAAGCGGGCGGCAAGCGCCGTCAGGTCGTCGGCGGCAAAGGCCGTCTCCAGTTCCGCCAGTGCGCCGAGCGTCAGGCACAGGATGCGCCGCTCGCCGTCGATCACCGCCTCGATTTCGCCGCGCCGCCGGTTGGCGCGATTGCCCACCTGTCCGAACCGCTCCATCACAGCGCCCCGAAGCTGAGGCTGCCGGCCGATTCCAGCGCCAGTTCGAAACGGATCTCGCCGTCATGCTCGCCGGAATATTCGAGCGCGGTGATCTGGAAGGGACCGCTGATCGTGCCGAAGCCCGGCACCAGCACCTGCCAGGAGAGGATGGTGCCGGCAAAGAAGGTGCTGCGCACCAGAAGGTCCGAGGCCTGGTCCTTGAAGATCCCCGCCCCGGAAATCGACGCCCGCTGCACGCCCGCCCCGGCCAGAAGCTCCCGCCAGCGCCCGCTGCTGTCGGCATCGGTCACATCCACCGTCTCGGCATTGAAGGCCAGCCGGCGCGAGCGCAGGCCCGCCACCGTCAGCCAGCTGCCGCCATTGTCCACCTTCAACAGAAGGTCCTTGCCCTTTTGCGCAGCCATGCACCGTCTCCTTCGTGCGTGTTGAAAACCTCCGGCGGCGGGGGAGGCATCCGCCAGCGCGCTGCATCCGGCCCGGCCACCACAGCATGGAAGAGGCTGGGCCGCCGGATCCTCCACCGGCCAGCCGCCACGATGTCGTCACCGGCACGGTCTGGTCAGCCTCCGTCAGGCTTTTCGAGATAGGCGCAGCGAGACGTTCACCCTTTCGTGAACTGTCCGATTGACCGGCCCGATGGCTTGCGGCGACCCGCCGGATTGCTAGAAAAGGGAGAATGTCCCGCCCGCCATTTTCTTGATCGCTGCTCATCGCTGCCCCATCCGTGCCAGAGCCGTTCAGGCTCCGTCCTAACAGCCGCACCGTCCGGAGCCCGCATGCCCGCCTTCCTCCCCCGCGCCAGGCTGATCGCCGTGCTGTCGCTCACGCAGATCATCGGCTGGGGCACCGGCTTCGACATGGTGGCCGTCATCGGCCCGCGCATGGGGGCGGAGATCGGCCTCTCTAACGCGGTCATCTTCGGCGGCCTCACCGTCATGATGGTGGTGAGCGGCCTTGCCGGCCCCTCGGTCGGGCGCATGCTGGCGCGCCACGGCGCCGCCCGGGTTCTCGCCATGGGCTCGGCCTGGCTGGGGCTCGGCCTGCTGCTGCTGAGTGCCTGCCACCATCTCTTCGCCTATGCAGCCACCTGGGTGGTCCTCGGCTGGGGCGGCGCGCAGGCGCTGTCGACGCCCGCCTACGCGGCGATCGTCGAGCGCGAGGGCGCCGCCGGCAAGCGCGTGATTGCACTCACCATGATCTTCACCGGCCTGTCGGCCACCGTCTTCTGGCCGGTCAACACCTGGCTTGCGGACTGGATCGGCTGGCGCGACACGCTGCTGGTACTGGCCGGCCTGCAATTTTTCGTCTGCCTGCCGCTGCATCTCTTCGCGCTTCCGAAAGCGCAGCCGCAGATGGCAGAGGCCATCAGCGCCGCACAGGCCCCCGTTACGCTCTCGGAGGGTGACAGGCGGCTCGCCTTTCTGCTGGTCGCCGCCAGCACCACCATTGCCGCCTTCGTCTCCTTCGGCTTTTCGCCGACACTGCTTGAACTGCTGCAGAAATCCGGCGCCTCGCCGGCGCTTGCCCTGCAGCTCGGCGCGGCGCGCGGCGTGATCGGCATTTCCGCCCGCGCCGTGGATTTCGCCTTCGGCCGTCGCGGCAGCCCGCTGCTGACGGCGCTCACCGGCACGCTCTGCATGCTGGCAAGCTTCCTTCTGCTGGCGCTCCTGCCCGGCACATCGCCGGTGCTGATCGGCTTCGTGGTGCTCTACAGCCTCGGCTCCGGCATCATGGCGGTGGCGCGCGCCGTACTGCCGCTCGCGGTGTTTTCGCCGCAGGAATACGGCCTGCAATCGGCGCGCATCTCGCTGCCGCAGAACATGGCGATCGCCGCCGGCCCGCTTGCCTTCGCCGCGCTGATGGATGCCGGCGGCACGCTGCCGGCCCTTCTCGTTGCAAGCCTTCTGGTGGGGCTGTCCATCCTGCTGCTCGTCCGGCTCGGAAAGCTGGTCCGCGACCACCGGCGCGATGTGCCACCCGGCCTGTCAACGGAAGCGAGCGCCTGACGCCTGCTCACTCGGTCACCGCCCGAAACGACAGTTCGACCACGAAAAGCTTCGTCTTCGCCTCGCGCCGGCTGCGCGTCGAGCGCAGCAGAAGGCTGACCAGCACCGCACCGGAGAGCGAAAGCGGCGCATCGTGCAACAGCAGCCGCAGCCGCTCTGCCACCATCTCGGCCACCTTGCGACCCTCGCCCTCGGCCACGACATCCAGCGTCAGAAAATGCTCGGCCCCAGCCTCGGTCGCGGTCGAATAATCGCGCGTCTCGACCGCCCCGACCACCACGCAGGGCAGCCGCGGGCGCGCCAGCAGCCGGTCGTGAAAACCGTCCGCGCCGATCAGGCCCATCAGCGCCGCATCGCCGGAAAGACGGGCGCGGATCGCGGCCAGCAACGCATTCACCGCACTCATGACGCCTCCTCCTCGCAGTCGCAGACCAGAAAGCGACCGCTCTCGTCGGGATCGCGCACCGCCTGGATGGCAAAGATGCGCGTGCCCTTGCGCAGCCGCTGGCCGGCCGCCACGCCCGTCTGCCACGGGATCCAGATCCGGTGCGTCAGCACCACCCGCCTGGCACCGGCCAGTTCGGAAGCGGCGTGCGACACCGGCTCGATCTGCGCCCACAGCAAACCGGCCGCCGTCCAGCCAAGGCTCGCGCCCCCCTGTCCGTCAGCCGTCTCCACCGGCACCTCGCGCACAAGCCGCGCCGTCCGCCGGCCGGGATCGAGAAGAGCCGCCCGCATCACAGCCTCCGCATCCGGTAGGGGGCAACGAGGCGGCCATAACCATCCGGCACGCCGGCCGGCTGCTCGTCGAGCGCCACGACGCCGCGAAAGGCATGCATATGCGCCACATGCAGCAGGATCGCGCGGATGAGCGAGGCCGGCACCTCCGCACCGGTCTCGCCGAAGCCTGCGGTAAAATCGATCTCGATGCCGTTGATCGCCCGTCCCGGCAGCGGCCGGCTGGACAGCCAGAGCCGCGCCGGCTGGCGATTGGCATCCAGCACATGGCCGGTCAGCGCGGGATGCACCACCTGCCCCAGCCCGTCATAGACCGACACCGCCTCGATCGTGCGCACCGGCGCGCGGACAATCTGCACCACGCCGTCGTCCGGCCAGTCGTCCAGGCACAGCCGCCAGCCCTGCACCAGAAGGCAGAGCCCCGTCTCCCGCTCCAGATGCAGCCTGGCCACCTGGATCAGCCCGGCAAGCAGCGCGTCTTCGTCGGCATGATCGATGCGCAGATGCGCCTTCACCTCGGCCAACGTCACCGGCTCCGCCAGCGGCGGCTCCGTCAGGATATAGGTCATGGAAACATCCTCGTTGATGGGATTGCGGTGCCGGCGCACAGGCTGGACCGGCCCGCTCGTCTGCGTCCGAAACATCGTGGCTCGATCGGCACCAGGGCAGGCACGAGCCGGCTGTGCCTTGGACGTCGTGCTGCCCAGAGAAGGCAGGACATGCCTGCCTCCCCCTCGGGCAGCCCGCCTCAGCTTGCGGCGAACTTGATCAGCTTGATCGCCTCAAAGTTCTGCACGCCGCCGCCCACGCGCTTGGTGGTGTAGAACAGCACATAGGGCTTGGCGGAATAGGGATCGCGCAGGATGCGCACGCCGGCGCGGTCCACGACGAGATAACCGGCGCGGAAATCGCCGATGGCGATCGACAGGGCATTGGCGGCGATGTCCGGCATTTCCTCGGCCTCCGCCAGCGGATAGCCCATCAGGCTGGCCGGCTGGGCGGCGGTCGCCGGCGGGCGCCACAGATAGTTGCCGTCGGCATCCTTGAACTTGCGGATTTCCCCTTGCGTCTTGCGGTTCATCATGAAGGTGGCGTTCTGGCGGTGGCCGGCGCGCAGCGCATAGACGGCGTTCACCAGCACGTCGGACGGGCTGGAGCTGGCAAAGGCGCCGGCCGCCCCGGTGGCGATGTAGCCGAGATTGCCCCAGCTCCAGCTGGCATCGGCCACCGTCGTATAGGCGAGAAACCCTTTCGGCTTGTTGGTTCCGTCGCCACGCACGAAGGCATCGCCCTCCTGTTCGGCGAACACGATGTCCACCTCGCCGGCGATCCACTCCTCGATGTTGACGGCCGCATCGTCGAGCAGCGCCTGGGTCGCCGCCGGCATGGCGTAGAGTTCCATGGTCGGGAAGGCGAGTTCGGCAAGCGAGGGCGTATTGGTCTGCGGCCGGCTTGCCGTCTCCGACACCCAGCCGGTAGACAAGCCGGCCGTGGCAAACGGCTTCTTCAGAACCGAGACGGAGACGGTGCGCACGGTGGAGAGCGCCCGCATCGGCGAGACGACGGAGACGCGCCGGCCGATCTCGCCATCCATCTGCGAGGGCACCAGGTAGCCGCCATCGGTAGCCGTACCGACGGAGAAGGCCTTGGCCTGCAGTTCGCGCAGGCCGGCCTCCTCGCCCCGGCGCATATAGGCATCGAAGGCCGCCTTGTGCTCGGCCGCTTCCGGGCCGGCCTCGCCGCCATGCCCAAGGGCGGGCCGCGCCTTCTTCAGCACCAACTGGTCCAGCACCTTCTTCTGGTCGTCCATGGCGCGGTTGATGCGCTCCACCTTGTCGCGTGTCACCACGTCGGAGGAGAGCTTCTGCTCGATCTCGCCGAGCCTGCGGTCGTTCACCTCCTTGAAGGCCTCGAAGGCCTGCATGAAATCCTCGAAGGCGGCCGTCACCGTGTCCGGCACCGCCTTCACCTCCGGCGCATGAGCCCGTGCTGCTTCCGTCATGTTTTCATCCCTTGAACGTGGTTGCCATCATCAGTTTCGCCGTTCGCCGCAGGCTGCGGACGAGTTCGGTTTCCCGGTCGCGGAAGAACCGCGCATGCTTGACGTTGGAGACTCTCGCCGATGGCAGCATCGGAAAGGTCACCACCGAAATTTCCCAGAGATCGGCCTCCAGAATGCGCCGCACGCCGGTCTTGGCGTCCGTGCGGGCTTTCACGGTGCGAAAGCCGATGGAGAGCCCGTCCAGCGCGCCGCTTTTCATCAGCGAGAACACCTCGCGGGCCCGCGCCACGCCGCCGGACAACAGGCCCTCCACATAAAGGCCGCGCGCGTCCTCGCGGATCACGCTCCAGGTGCCGATCGGCTCGTGCGGGTCGTGCTGGTAGAGCATGCGCACGCCCGCAGCACCGCGCTCCACCAGCGAGTGGCGAAAGGCGCCGCGCTCGATCACGTCCTTGCCGAGGTCCACCTCGCCGAACACGCTGGCATAGCCGGAAAAGGTGCCGTCCCCGCCGAGACCGGAGAGTTCGAGGCTGGCGAATTTGCGCGCGGTCGGGCGCGGCCCGCGATAGGCGTGCATGAGGTTCTCCCCAAAGGATGGAATGGAAAAGGCTGCCGGCACTCCCGGCAGGGGGGCGGCGCCAGACGCGCCGCAGGGGACCGGACGGGAGCGACCGCCCGATCGGAAGTGTCAGTGCCCGTCGCGGCTGCCGCCATAGCGGCTGGCGATCCGCTCGACGGCACCCAGCACCCACCAGGCCGTCAGGCTGGCGGCGGCAGCCCCCGACAGCATGGTCTCGACGGGGGTCAGCTCGCCGGAAAGGCCCAGCCGCCCGGCAAGCCAGAGACCGGTCGGCCCGCCGAACATGATGCCGCAGGAGAGCCCGGTCATGAACCGGCTTGCCGCTTCGCGCCCGCTCTTCGGCACCAGATAGACGAGCGAGACCCAGGCGCCGGCCGCCGCCCCGATCACCCGGGCGGCCAGCATGCCGCCCTCCTGGCCCATGTCTGCCATGGCTTTCTCCTCCCGTGGTCTGCGCTATAAGGGTTGCAAAGGGTGACGCCACGCCCGCAGAGGTCGGCGCGAGAAGATGACGATGTGTCAGCGGCCAGCGCCGCATTGCTCAATGATCGGAATCGGTTGGCGCTGCGGGTTCATGTGGCGGCTCGAGGACTTCACAGGATGAGTCAATTGCGGCGTCGCAACCGGCCGCCATGACCTCATTCCCGGCTGAGTTCATCCGCCGGCAGACACAGTGCGAAAAGCCCCCTCACCCCGGCGCATAGCCGACCGCCTGCCGCTTTTCGGCATCGCTCAGAAAGTCCGCCGCCCCCACCCGTGCCCACAGCGCATCGCGTTCCGCCGCCAGTCCCGGCACCTGGTCGAGATCCGCGCGCAAGGTCAGCGCCTCATCGTAAACCTCTGAAAACCAGTGGGAAAAGCGCGCTGCCGTGCGCGTCAGAAGCGGCACCACGGTCAGCCGGTAGAAGGCGCGATGCGCCTCCTGGTAATTGGCGAACGTGTTGTCGCCGGGAATGCCGATCAGCATCGGCGGCACGCCGAAAGCCAGCGCGATGTCGCGGGCGGCGGCATTCTTCGCCTCGATGAAATCCATGTCCTTCGGCGAAAGTCCCATCGCCTTCCAGTCCAGCCCGCCCTCCAGCAGCAGCGGGCGCCCGGCATTCACCGCGCCGCTGTAGCCGCTTTCCAGCTCGGCGCGCAGCCGCTCATACTGATCGGGCGAGAGGTTGCCGCCATCCTTCGGCTGGTAGACCAGCGCACCGGAGGGACGCGCGGAATTGTCGAGCAGGGCCTTGTTCCAGTTCGCCGCCGCATTGTGCAGGTCGAGGGCGGCGCCCGCGGCGGCAAGCGGCGGAAATCCGCCATGGTCGTCGAGCGGGTGAAACAGCGTCAGATGCAGCAGGCCCGGCCGCTCGCCATCGCCCAGCGCCGGCAGCCGGCGCACCATGCCGCCGACCCGGTAGTCATAGGCCAGCGGCCAGCCATCGGCGCCCGCCACCACGCTCACCCGGTCGGGCCTCAGCAGATGCAGTTCCCGCACCGGACCGGCCACCGACAGTCCTTCGACATAGGCATTGCCGGAGAGTAGCAGATGGCCAAACAGCGCCTCCAGGAAATCGGGCCCCGCCATGCGCGGGTTGGGCCGCGCCATCAGCGTGAGCGCCGGATGCGCCGACAGCTCCTGCTCCCCGTCATAGGCCAGCCAAGGCACCGATGCGGCGGCTTCGGCAATCATGCGGATCGACCGGTAGACCACGGGGTTGCGCATCATGCCGGCCCGCGCCAGCGCCGCATAGGAGCGGCCGGACCAGTGTGCGGCCCCCTCGCCGGACAGGATGGCGAGACCGGCCGTCTGCGCCTTGCGCTCCGAACCGCGACCGGGCTCCCGCAGGGAGCCGGCAGGCATGGCCGTGGCAAGGCGTTCCGCCGCAGCACGCCGCGGCAGGCGAAAAGGCATCTTCATGGGCAGCGATCCTTTGCAGGGCGCGCAGGGCAAAAACCTCCGCCCGAGGGGCGGATGGCATGGCGCGCAGAGGTTCAGGGTTCAGGAATCCCGAAGGTGACGGTCGACGTCCAGCCTCCCGGAAAGGAAAGAGGAGCACACGCATGCATCCGGAATGCCCGCACGGTCATGTGGCCGTTCGCAACAGGCCGTCGGGGAGGCGCGCATCCGGGCAGGCGACAGGACGCCCGCCCGAAGGGTTTCAGCGCCGATTGCCGCTCAGGCAGCCTTGGTATAGCTGATCGCCGCGTAGAACGTCCGCGCATAGGCCGCGATGTCATCGGCCCGGTCCAGGCGGTTGATGATCTGGCGCGCCCCGCGCCAGTCCTCCACTGATCCGTTGAAGAAATCGGCCAGTTTCTTGCCGGTGAAGCGGCCATGGATCATGCCGTCGAACAGGATGTGCACGGCCACATCGTCTTCGAGCGCCTTGTCCGGATCGTTCTCGATGCCATAGGTGCGGTAATTGTTGCGGCCGGTGATCTGCACCAGACCGCGCCCGCGATAGCGCCAGCCATCACCGCTGGCCTCGTCGCCATTGCCCATGCGATTGGCATAGGCCCGATTGGCGATCTTTTGCGGGTTGCGCTGGCAGGCCTGCGCATCAGCCGGCGAAAAATACTTCGGAAACACCTTCAGCAGCCCTTCGGCACGGTAATTCAGGTTTTCCTGCACCGGCTGCATGGCCGCACCCGTCTCATGATAGGCGGTGGCGAGTGCATAGGCCAGCCAGCGGTCGTCTTCGTCGGCGTGGCTTTTCAGCCAATAGGTGATGATCGCCTCCAGCCCGTCGCCCTGGGCAGGCGTCATGCCCTTGGCGAACAGCTTTTGCGTCACCTGATCGAAGAAAAACACCGTATTGATCATGAATTCCCTCTCTTTCTGCTTGGCCTCATGCCCCGACAGACGGCCGTCCCCTGCCGCAGCCTTATGATGCCACAGCCAAGGCGCAATGCACGCGCTTTATTCTTGCCTTTTACTTGAAAGTCCTGTTTCCGCACAAAATCCGGCCGGGATGCTGCATCGCACCATGCCGCCAAGCCCTTCAATCGATTTTAAATTTAGCTAATCGGTTTAGACGCCAGGCGCCCTCTTTACTTTCCGCTAACGCTGTGGAACCAAACGATCACGGGGATGTTATTGCACCCGCAACGCTTGGACCACCTCTGGCCCTCTCTGGAAGGAGATCATGATCATGCAGCAGCCCGTGACCGCCGCCGCCAATGCCACGACCCCGAAGCAGCAGATCCCCCAGCATCTGGTCGAGCGCCTGGAATCCGAGTGGAAGCAGATGCGCGATGCAGCACCCACCCCGGCCAAGGCCCGCTGATCCCCTTTTCGTTCCCGGCCGGAGGCAGGCCCTGCCTCCGCGCCTTACGGCTGGCCTCGTGAACAGCCATCGTCCCTGTCGCGGCAAGGCAGCCGGATAATCGCCGGGCGCCGCCACGGCTAAAGCTTGTCGACGCTCCCTGACATCGGCACGAAACGCGCCGGCCCACGAGGCCGGACGTGTTGAATGTGACACAAACGCCCCATCAAAGCCCACGGACACGCGGCTCCGCCTGCCCCTCCAGCAGCAGCGCCGTCAGCGCCCAGACCAGCGCATCGAGCCGGTCCGGAGAGCGTCCACCGGACAGTCCATCGGGGCCGAAATCGCACATCTGGTCTTCCAGTTCCACGAAGCGGCCGGCATGCGCCACCCGTCCCTGCTCGTAAAGCGCCGCCACCGGCTCGGCCCGCAGATATTTTCCACGCGTGGCCCGCACCTGCGTCAGCGGCAGGGTCTCGTCGACGCTGCGCAGCATCGCCGCCACCATCTCGCCGCCCTGGTTCACCTCGGCCACCACCCGGTCGGCGGCGAAGCGACGGAAGGCTTTCGCCACCGCCTGCGCCCAGCCGGCGGGGCTCAAGCCCTCGACCGAGCAATCGGCCAGCACCACCGCCCGCCCGCCCGTTTCAAGCCCGGCCACCACGATGCCGCAGCAGGATGTTGCGCCCTGCCCGGAGGGCGGATCGACCGCCACCACGATGCGGCGAAGGGCCCCGGCAAAGCGGATGACCAGCGCCTCCAGATCGGCACGCTTCCACAGCCCGTCGCTGCGGTCCTCGATCAGTTCGCCCTCCAGTTCCTGCCGGCCGAGCCGCGTGCCGCGATAACGCTCCTCCAGCGCGGTGAGAAAGCCCGGCGCCAGATGCTCGGCATTGTCGCGGGTGGCAATTTTCACCAGCCGTGTGGCGGGATCGGCGATCAGCCGCTTCAGCACCGGCACCGGCCGCGGTGTCGTCGTCACCAGCTGGCGCGGTGCGGTCCCCAGCCGAAGGCCGAACTGCAGCATGTCAAAGGTGTCTTCCGCATGCTTCCACTTCGCCAGCTCGTCGCACCAGGCGAAGTGAAACTGCGGCCCGCGCAGGCTTTCCGGATCCTCCGAGGAAAAGATCTGGGCCACCGCCCCGGTCGGCCAGACCAGCCGGCGGCGGGAAATCTCGAAATCCGGCGCAAGCCGCCCGGCAATCCGGCAAATGCCGGAGACGCCATCGATCATCACCTCGCGGGCATCGCCCAGCGTTTCCGCAACCAGCGCAATGCGCAGGTCCGAGCGGGGAGATGCCGTTGCCAGCCCATGAACCCACTCGGCGCCGGCGCGTGTCTTGCCGGAGCCGCGCCCGCCCATCACCAGCCAGGTGCGCCAGTCGCCGGGTGGCGGCTTCTGCTCGGCGCGCCCTGCAAGCGTCCAGTTGCGGCAAAGACGACCGGCCTGACGCACCACCCGCTCCGGCAGATCGAGGGCGCTCCGCTGCCGGTCTGGCGCCAGCGTATCAGGGACAGGCGCAACCCATGCCGAAGTCTGCGCCGCACCGTGCCGTGCACCACCCGCGCCAGATGCCGTGCCTGCGGCCTTCCGGTCCTCGCCAACATGCCTCATGCCGCCGGAAAACTCCTCAAGCACCGTTTTTGCTGACATCAGTGCCGTCTGGGCGGCCTGCGACGGGCGGTCCGGCCCCAGCCGCACCGTGGCCGCCGTCGACAGGGCGGAAAGCGCCGTCATCGTCCTGTTTGCCGTCCATCTGCCAGCGCCGGAACAGTTCCGTTGCCCGTGCCTCGATAAGCTGCCGGACATCGCGCAGCGCCTCCTCAAATCCGGTTTCCTCGGCCCGCCCTTCGGCCTCTTCCGCGCGGTCGCGGGAAAGCTGCCGCTGCAGGCTGTCCACCTTTTCCAGTGTCCTGACGATCAGCGACATGGCATCGGTCGCCGCCTTCAGGTCGGCGCGCGCCAGCTTCTGGGCTGCCTCGTCGCCCTCGGCCGCCTGCCGTTCAGCCTCGGCGCGCAGGGCCCGGAAGGCGAGGAACTGCGCCCGCATCTCGCGCGTCATCTCGTTCAGCAGCAGCCGCAGATCTTCGGTGCCCGCCTCCGCATCCGCCGATTTCAATTCCAGCAGCACCGCATCGGCTTCGTCCGCCAGGCCCTGATCCGGCGCCAAAGCGAACAGACCGAAGAGCGACACATCGATCTTTTCCAAGCCATCCATGCGTCTCTCCCTGTCCCGCCGGGCCTTTCCTTCATCCAAAGGCTCCGCCACGCCGGGATGTGTCCCGCGCGCAAAAGGTCCCGCCTTGCATGTCCGGATAAAAAAACGGCCCCAGGTTCGTGACAGAACCGTGAGGCCGCAGACTGGAAGTTATCGCACCGGCGTCGCCGCCAGTCGCAATTCTTCGACTATGCAGAGATCATGTCACAGCGCCGTCACGCCGTCAAGGATTATTTTCCTATATCGCTGCATTTTCCGAACGCGCGGCGGCGGCGGCGGAAATTCCCACCGCTGCCGAAACCGGATGCTCCGCCCCGCCACCGTGCCCGTGCAACCGGGTGGCGTCCGCAGGCGCGTGCAGTCGATCCGGCGCCGCAACCCGGATCTCCAGCTGCGGCAGGCCGAGCGGGATCACGCCCGCATCCCGCGCCAGAAGGCCAAAACCTTCGGTGTCGATCAGGTGGCGGTAGGGCCGCTCGGGAAACAGCAGGCCGGCCCGGTGGCAATCGGCATCGACCATCAGCATCGCCCCGCCCACGCCGTGCAGCGGCACCGTGTCCAGGTAGCGCAGATCGTCCAGATGACGGCGGAAAGCCCAGCGGCGCGGCGGCTGCAGCAGCCCTTGGCGCACATGGCCGTAGAAATCCGCGCGCGTCGGCTCGGCGATCGTCAGAAAGGAGCCGGCGTCGGCGCTTGGCCCGCCATGGTCGTGCACGGCATGCGGCACCGCGATCCGCCCCCCGGCTGCCCTCAGCCGCGCCACGATGTCCGGCGGATAGTCCGTGACGCCGGTGTCGATCCACAGCACCCGGTCATGGCGATCCGTCAATGTCTGCGCCAGCAGCGCGTTGCGGACAGCCGCCAGCCTTGCCAGCGCGCCGCGTCTGCCCCGCACCGGCCCATAAGACCTGCGACCGGTCCTGACGATGCCCGCCGACGCGAACCGGCTGCCATGTCGCGCGATGAAGGCTTCGAGCACATCGGCGCTCTCGTCGCGGCCACCGCCCTGCCCGAACCACAGATGCAGCCGTTCACGCGGATGGCCGAGCGCCAGCAGGCCTTCGCAAAAGCGCAACAGCTGTGGCTCGGCCTTGCCCACGGGAACGAGCACGAGCAGATGATCGTCATCGGAGGCTTTTTGCGGTGCGCGCTGCAGCCGCGCCCTGTCGAGCCCCGCAAGCATGCGCTCCGGCTCAAGGCGCGGGCCGCCGAACAGGCGATCGCCCAGTTGCCGCAGACGCGCCACCTTGCGCGGCCACCAGTGCTGGCGGCTGCGCGGATACCAGCTGCCCTTCCACAGATGGGTGGACAGGGTCAGGTGCCCATAGGGTCCGTGGCGCGCACCGCCGGAGGGCTTGCCATGCACATCGATATCGGCAAACAGGCCGCAGGCATTCAGTGCCAGACCATCGGGATCGGCATAGTCGCGCACGGCTGCCGTCAGAACCAGCGGCCCGGTCGTTTCCAGAACATCGCCGTGCCGGCGCTCCGCCATCCGGCGGCAGAGATCGATCACCATGTCCCAGAACGGATGCCCCGGCGGGCTTGCCATCGTGCCGTTGAACCACAGGCGGTCGAGCCCGCGCACCAGCGCCGGCTGCCAGTGGCGCGCCGGCTCCTCGCACAGGATTACCCGCGGATCCCCCGCAAGCGGCTCCAGCGAGGCAAGACAGCGGGTATCGACATCGGCATAGAGGCCGCCGAACCGTTGAAGGATGCAATAGCGGGCAAGATCGGCCCGTTGAACCGGCCGGGCATAGGACAGGTAGAGATCGAGAAGATCCGGCCTTTCCTGTCGAAAGAACGCCAGAAGATCGTCGTCGGTCCAGAACCGGTATTCCCAGCCTGGATTATGCGCGATCCAGCTTTGCGGATCGCCCATTTCCTCCGGCACCTTGCGCGTCTTCCAGGTCTGGTGAATGATCCGGGGGATACCGCAGGCAGACGTCACAATTCTTCATCCGGATCGGGCAGACAGATCGATGCGCCGTTCATCGACGCCTTGTCCCGCCATAAGGCGAATTCCGATATTTTGTCAACATTTTCACCGTTTCTCACGTGCCGCGCTCCGCCCGTTCCCCGGTGCCTGTGCGGTCATTGTTGAAACAAAACCGGGCGCCTGCGATTGAGATGAAAACAGGAGAAGGAGACGATCAATGCATCAGTTCGAAGGCGGGTGCCTGTGCGGCCGGGTGCGGTTCGTGGCCAGCGGCGCGCCCTATCGCGTCGGCCTCTGTCACTGTCTCGATTGCCGCAAGCATCATGGCGCACTGTTTCATGCCTCGGCGATCTTCCCGCAGAAGGCCGTCGCAGTCGAAGGGGAGACCGGCAGCTATGCCGGCCGCTTCTTCTGCCCGCATTGCGGATCGCCGGTCTTTGCCCGAACCGGCGATGAGGTGGAGATCAACCTCGGCTCGCTCGACCAGCCGAACCAGGTTGCGCCCACCTACGAACTCTGGACCATCCGCCGCGAGGCCTTCCTGCCGTCGTTTCCCGGCCTGAAATCCTATCCCGGCAACCGCGAATCCAGCAGCCGGTCGGAGCCATAG